TCTCTTCGTTACTGCCATATTATAAAAAGGCGGCCTTTTGACCGCCTAGTGTATTTATGAGTAGTTTTTAGTTAAAACCAAAATAATCGAATAAGCATCGCCATTGGTATGTCCTACAGTAGTAAAGTCTATATCACCTGTTACACCAGTTCCTGCATTGTTGGGAATACCGCTGAATAAATCATAGTATTCGTCACCCGTGCTATCTGCTGGTAAAGGTATCGCTAACACATTGGCTGTAGCGTCAAACTCTATGTCAACGCCCATGCCTCTACAGGCCCAATATATTCTTGATATAGATACAGAACTGCAAGATCTTCCTCTGCTATCTTTAGTCAATGCAGAAACATCAACCTTTTTAACCGAAGCCTCGCCTGTGCCATCACTTTCGTTGGTAAATTTAAGTATTGCTACCCTTTCACCATCCTGGATAGTTTGACTCGTTACTGTATCAGCCATTATCTACTCCTATAGTTCAGTGTTTGCTGTACGTTCTTTCATTGCACCGACATAATCGATGGTCATAGTTTTTGCTACAGCTTCACCATTTTGCACGCCAAAAGATACAGTTAATTCTTCATCATCTGGAGCGTTAGTGTTTACAACTGTACCAGCAAGAACGTTGTCCTGGAACACATGAAACTTTTGATCTTTAGGATCAAAAACAAAACCTAAAGTCATAAAAGTATCATTTGCTAAAGCGTTTGGTAAAGTCAGCGTAGATTGTGTGCTGTTTTTTTCGACGATAAAGCTAATAGATGTGCTACCGTCTTCTTTTAAAAAGAAAATACCGTCAGTTACATCTAATGGTGTTGTATCAGTTAATTGTAAACCAGCAACAATATCAGTCTGAGTTGCATCACTGGTTTTAAATCTAATATTAAAAGCCAACTGCTTACCAGCCTCATATTTGAAACCTTCTTTTACAAGTTGTAAGAAGTCTAGGTCATTATCACCAGCTGCGTTTGTAAGTAGTAATAAACCACCGTCGCCATCTGCTAATGCTTCTGTTGCTGATCCTGTCCCAGCTTCTGTTGTTGTGATTGTCCAATCGGACGCTAAATAAGTATCAAAATCATTAAAATATGAATGATACTTGTGTGGTGCGGGAGCTTTTAATTTACCTAATGTTCCGTCTCCAGAAACATTGGTAACACCCGAAGTAAAATGCGTAGTCATAATCAGCCTCCTATAAATTAGCCATTGCGGACACCATGCCCGCAACAATTAGTTCTACAAGATTGATAATACTATTTGGCTGTTATTTACGCAACTAGGAACCTAGTAAGATCTTGCAGCTGCGCAATAGTGTCAGCTGCATTTTTGTGGAGAATACCTATACCACCTGCATCGGTCCAGGCTTTAATATTCCTTGGTCTATCGTCTATCAGTATAGAACCAGGTTTAGCATAGGCTGCTTTTTGCTCACCTTTGAATGTACAGGTAATAACGACTTCTGGATCTACATGTTCTCTGATCCAGATAGTTTTGTCTTGTGCTACTTTTTTTCTGTTCAGCTCGCCAGTACAAGTAAGGATCTCCCAATATACACCTGTATCTTTGACTGCGTTTATAAGATCTTTCATACCAGGCATAAGTGGTAGATCTTTGAACAAGCCTTTGTTGCTTAGTTCGATCTTATTGTCGTCATAAAGACGATCGGTTAAAGGGCCATTCAAATACTTTGGTCCTTGAACACCTTGGACGAAGTCAGCTAAGACTCCGTCCATGTCAACAAATATTCTATTTATTGGTATCATTGGTAGGCCTCTCTAAGTTGATCTGGCGTGTACTTTGGGTTAAAACTCCAAGTTACCTCAGCTTCCTTAGCCATTTTTTTAGCACACGCGTCCTTAATATAAACATGCAACCAATAAGCGTCGGTATCAAACCAGTTGTCTACTTCACAAGATTGATAATTCCAACAACATAACATATTGTAAATATCGTTTGGCCACAACTCGCAATACCCAACACCATCTAATAAGCTCTGACCAAAACCATCTGTAGCAAAAGGTAAAACATCAAGGCAATCTTGCACATAGTTTTCAAAATCTTCTTTTGGCATGTCATACCTAGCAACCAAGCTGTCAATGTTTGCTTGCGCTAACAACTTGACCATATTTTTTGGATCACAGTCTATCTGCTTTTTGGTAATACAGTTATAGGCATAATTTACATTACCTTTTTTGTTTGCCCACTTTACAATCTCAGCTATGTGCTGAGGCTCAACTAAAAATGCACTCATTAGTCTAAACCCCCTTCTTTTATCATTTTTAAAAGATCTTGTTTCTTTTCTTCCATGAAGATCTCACCACATGGTTCGCAAAGAACTTTGTCGTAACAAAATTGGATCTTGTTGTTACCGCCAGTAGCGTCACCACCACATTTCTCACAAACCTTGCCATCATTGGTGCATGCTGCATCAATAATGTCATTACTACTTATTACATAATTAGCCATTTTTGCCTCCGTTTTTTTGATTAATTACAATTCCCACATAGTTAATATACTAAATATTGCAACTTTATGCAACTATTTATACATATTATTTTAATTAATTTAAGGCAAAAAAAAGGGCCAATAAAGGCCCTTTAAATTTGTAATACTGAGTAATAAAGTGTATTACGACTTCAAACTATGCACCTTGAGATCCGTAGATTCCTCTCCAATCAGAGAAACCGAATGAATATCTCTCTCTCGCTTTATATCTGATATTGCCAGTAGAAAAGTCTGGTTCCATTGAAGTCTCCATTGGAGATCTTTGGAACATTTTTAGACCTTCGCCTGCGCTATTGACAGATGTAAGGATGAAGAAAGCATCTGGATCAGTAAGATAATGGTTGACGCTATAACCACCAGGTAAAACCCCAGTATTTTTTATAGCGTTGATGTCATTATCAGCTGTACCAGATCTTTGCTGAGAGTTTAAGATTCTGTCAGCAACAAACACTAATTGTGGTGGTACCACAAGTTTGTCAGCTTGGACAGAAATTGTTAAACCTCTATCATCTGTGAAAGTTGAAATATCAATCAATGCGTCTTCTAATGAAGCCTCATTTAAGTCAGCCATAGTAGTAGCTCTGTTCGCAGCTGTACCACCACCAGAAAGTGGGTGTGCAGTGTTAATAAGTGATACTCCATCGCCTCCAGTGAAGCTAGAAGAGAAAGCATTATTTAAAACATCAGCGCCTTTAACTTCTTTGGTGTTAGCCATAGATTTTGCTAATGCTTTAACGTATCTTTTACCTAAAGAATCGTAAAGGTTATCTTCAACCGCTTCCTCTGTTAAAGCAAACGCTAACGCAATCGTATCATGCGTATAACGTGCACTGTAACTTTCAGATGCGTTATCAAATTGAACCCCTTGTCCTTCAGACTTAAGTGGTGCAGGACCGAAACCAGTCACTAAGACTTCTTCTTCAAATGCTCTATTTGAATCCTCAATCACGAAAATATCTTCATACTCTCTTTCATAAGAATCATAGGACATTCCAAAAAGTGCGTTTAGACCAGGCTCTAGCTCTTTCGCTAATTGTGCTCTTGAAATTGCCATTTTATTTTAGCCTCCTTATGCTAAACCAGCACCTTTTTGTCCCATTATGTGGTTTTGAATCACACAAAGAACATTGGTGTTTGATGATGCAACATCATCGTTATCGGGATCCTGGGATATATCTATACACTTGAGTGGCAATGTAGCTGTAGTAGCTCCAGTAGTCACGTCAAGCTCTAGGTTTGAAATCCCAGATGAAGTGTCGCCAACTGGTGATCCGTCAACAATGTCGAAGTTTCCGAACAAGTCGGTGACAGGAAATGTGTCATCTGCTTGTACTTCAAATACAACATTAGGATCATCAATGACGCTTGCAATAATATCCGAAGCAGAAACACTGCCTGGATAATAATTTTTAAACACTTGCTCGCCTGTTGTTGGATCAGTGTATTGAACACCGTTAAACACACCGACAATCGGAACAGTACCAGAAGCGGCGTGTCTACCTATAACACCAGCTGTAAGCTGAGTTACCAAGTCTCCTTGGAATATAGGTGTCGTAGCGCCACTAGCAATTCTATATCTGGATTGACCTCCAGAATATGGTGCTCCGCCCATCATGCGAACAGGTTTACATCCAAATGCGCTATCTTTATTAGCCATTTTAATATTCTCCTATTATATTACTTTTTTCCAAAAGTAACGTTTGACTTCCTATCAGAATCATACTTAATGTACCTGCCATCTTTTCTGGATTCAGTAAACATATTATTGTCTAAAGCCTCTTTTTTAAGACGGGTTTGATCTTCGTAATAAGCATTACGCTCTTCTTTGGTTTCAATAGGTATTTTTGCTAATAGCAAGCCTTCACTATAAACAAGACCAGCATGTCTTCCTTCGTCTGCTGTAGGGTAAGAAAATTCACTAGGGAGATCAGTTCCTCTTACGAGTTCCCATCCTTCTCTAATTCTTCTGCTTACGTTAGCTTTGTCCTCTTGGCCAAGCATGGATTCTCTTATCCATCGATATTCGTATCCTTCTGGCGGTGGAGGAGTTTCAAGTTTTCTTACTGGTCGCCATGGTTGTCTACAAGTATTTTTAGCGTGTTGCTCGGATTCACGCGA